CCTCTCCGGCGCCAACAGCGAACAAACCCCAACTCGTTACTTCGAGCATTTTGAGCTTGTCGGCGAAACCTGCTTCAACGTCGTTCCACCCGGTGAAGGTGCCCGTGATCGTGATGGTGTAGGTGCCGGCGCCGCCGGCGAAGACATGCGTCCACCGCGCGTCATCATACGTCGTGATTAGCACGGTCGGCGTGCCGTCGCCAAAGTTGACCCGGCAACGGTAGATGCCGCCGATAACCGCCGGGATCGTGAACTCATCATCCTCCGATGCCCCGACATTGTCTGTCTTAACGGAGAAGATGAAGGCGTTGCCGGGGTCGTTCGCGGCGCCACCGGCTCCCCCAAGGCCTATCCGTCTACGGCGCCGAGACATCAGCCAGCCCCGCACACCAAGTAGACATCCACGTCCTCAGCGCTGCCGGAGTTGTTGTTCGCGATGCGCCACCACCGCGCATTGGAGGCGACCCATACCGAGCCGACCGCCGCCACGGCAATGGCGAACCCAGCAGCATCCACAGCCGAGGTCCAGTTCGTGTTGTCCATGGAGTGCTCCAGCGTCATGGTGCTGCCGTTGAAGGTGCCATAGAAGTGGACCGACTTATCGGAAAACCGGGGCAAGATCTTGGCCACCCCACCCTCGTCGTCGTTGTTGACCTGCTCCCAGAAGACAATCTGCGTCGCGTCGTCCGGCTTGGTCTGAAAGTCTGCTGAGATCGTGGCCATGGCCGCCTACCTTCCTGTGGTGAGCCCCCGGCCTTACGGGGTGCCCCAGAACTCGATCAGCAGCTTGCCGGCGGTGTAGGTGTTGTCGGTCGCGCCGTCGCCACCCACGAGGTAGAGGTACTGGTTGGCCGTCGGCAGAAGTGCCATGCCTCGTCGCAGCGCCGTGGTCCAGTCGGCCCCAGAGGTCATCAGCTCGATTTGGTTGGTCAGGGCCGAGATCGCCGTGTCCTCGACGCCGGAACTCTCGTCGGCCGAGAACAGGTCAATGTTCGGCTCCCCGGTCGCCGGGGTCTGAAGGCAACTCACCTGGCCGCCCACCAAGGTGCCCATCACAGCCACGGTGTACTGGCCGAGGTGGCAGTTGGCCGCCGCGTCGTCGCCGATGATGTCGCCGTCAGCGTTGCTGTTGAGACCGGTCAGGTCCACCAGGATCTGGGTGTGAACCAAGCCCCCCGCGGTCACGACGGTGCGGGTAGCGAAGGTCTCAGCGATACCGAGGATACCAGAACCTGCCGTCAGTGACACGCCCTGGAGGGCGTCGATGTCGGCGACGGCGGCGTCGAACTGCTGTTCCAGCTCGCTCTTTTTGACGACGCGACCGTCCGCGATCATGTCGCCATCGAGGGTGGGGTCGATTGTCGAGGCCATGATGGCGCTCCCTACAAACCTAAAGTGTTCTGGTCGGAGAAGGATGCCCCGTCCGCGAACCGTGCGTTGTCACTGAAGGCTTCCCCGGCGAACCGCCCACCGGTGGTGCGGAAGGACGCCTCCAGGTCGGCCTCGATCACACGAAGAGCCTGCATGACCTCGAGGTTGGTGTAGGAGGTCTCAATGACCACCCGGGCCGTGGCGCCGGCCAGGGCCGGGGTGCCCGCCGACCGAGCCACCGTCACGATCTGGCCCTCTGTCGCCTTGAACGTGATCTCCGACATCAGATCGTCCTCGAGCCTGAGGAGGGGAAGTCTGCCGGCTCCGAGGCGTCCATGATGTCGAGCCGCACCATCTGGATGGCCGCCCGCACCGCCGCCCGAAGCTCAGGCTGGCCCCGCGAGCCCAAGGCGGTGACCAGGGCCATCTCGTTGGACCCGAGCACCGACGTGCCGGTGGCGCGCGTGACCGTGTGCGTACGGTCCGCGTTCGCCACTGCGTTGTAGGCCAGCTCAGCCACCGTCAGCTACCCTTGGCCAGGTACATCAACCAATACTCGAAGTCGACGGTGTCGGCCGGGTTGGCGGCCTCGAACTTGGCCTGGACCACCTTGATCGCGGTCAGCTCGCTCGCATCGTCGACCAGCGCCCAGTTCTGGACGCCTGCCGAACTGATGTCGAGCCCGCTCTCGAAGGCGTTCTCGTCACCATCGAAGCCGATGTCCAGGGTGACCGAGGAGCCGAACGCGCCCCACTCGAGGCGTTGGTACATCGGCATGACATAGGCGGGCAGATCGAACAGGCTGACCAGGTCGTTCTGGGCCAGGGTCAAGACGTTGGCGGTGATCTTGGCGTACGCCACTCGAAGGACCCGACCGGGCTCGGAGCCATAGTTGGCCTCGGGCTGGAGGGTCGCCACGGTGGGCGAACCCGGCTGCATGCGGTAGTAGGTGGAGAGTTGGGTGGCCATGGTTCGTTTCCTTGATGGGGGGCGTTAGGGGGGCCGAAGCCCCCCAATCCGCGCTCAGCTCTCGTCGCAAGCGACCTCGATGACCAGCTCGTCCTCGATCCGGACCGCGCCCCAGGAGCCCTGAGTGTAGACCTGCATCGAGTTGCGCTTGTCGTGGCGCACGTCCACCGAAGAAGTGGGGTGCATCGTGAAGCCGAAGCGGATCGCCGTCTGCGCGTAAGCGTAGCAGCCACGGATGTTGGTGGCGATCGTGGGCAGTCGGCCCGAGCTGATCCAGATGAACGTGAAGCCCATGAACTCGTTGACCTGACCGTTCACCAACGCCTTGACGGTGGCGTAGTCGGAGTTGGTGACCTCAGTGGTCTGCAACAGGTTGGACCGCTGCTTCGGGGTGCCGACGAAGAAGCGAGGGAACATCGGGTCGATGTCGTCCTCGTCCATCGTCTCCTGGGCTTCGATCAGCTTGGCGAGCGTCAGGCCGGTCGAACCGTGAGCGATTTTCTGCTCCGACGGCAGCGCCTGGGCCACACCCTGGCCGTTGGGGCCGTACTGGCCCTCCAGAGCCGACCCGCCGAGCGCCGTGACGATCGCATCATCGATCCCGCGCCCCATCACACCCGAGTGCCGGATGACGTATTGGGAGGTGGGGTCAATCAGGAGCTTGACCTTGTCCTGCTTGTCGATGAAGTCGGCGGGGACGTCGTAGTCGGTCGGGAACAGCCACCGGCGCGTGTGAGGGGTATTGCCTTCGGGAGTGTCGCCGTGACGGGTGGTGATCACGTCCGGCGCGTCCTGAGTGGTGCCGATCCGGTCGAGGGCCTTGGCCTCGCTGCCGAAATCGGGTTCCTCGGTGATGGTCTTCAGGAGCTTGCTGCGCTTCTGCTCCGCCAACTGGTGGACGGTCGCCGAGAACTGTTGAACGAACCAAGTCGGGATGGTGATGGACATCGGGGTAGCTCCCGGTACGGGGTGACGGACTTGTTTCCGTATTCCGTATCCGGGTGTCCCTGCCTGCCGTCGCCTACGCCGGAGCTGATCAAGGGCCGTGTGAAGGAAAACGAACGAGAGCACGTTACCATGCCCTCGTCCATCCTGTCAAACTCTGTTTCACGCTGCTCTACTCCGAGGCAGCGTTCTCCTCCTCCTCACCCAGGACCAGCACCGCGGTCTCGAGCGCCTCCAGAACCTGATCGCGCGTGGCGCCCCTGTCCCGAAGCTTGGTCAGGGCCGCAATCATCTGATCTTCAATGTCGCTCTGTTCCACGTCGGTCATCCTTCAGGGTGAGCCATCTGGAAGAATTTGGTCGCTTCGGCTCCCAGCTGGCGTTTCTCGGCGATGCCATCGGCGTTCATCGACTGCATCAGCAGCGCTTCGCCGCGGGCCGTGGCTTCGGCCGGCGAGAGGATCTGGTTGAAACCGCCGGGGGCACCCTGGCCACCGGCGCTGTCCTCGCCCATCATCTTGCCGATGTGGGCGAACACCTTGGCCATCATCGGGTCGTTCGCGAGACCGAGCTGCTCGAAGGTGTCTCGTAGGGCCTGCTCGTCGACCCCAGCGGCCTTCGCTACCTGGTCGCGACCGTGGCGCGCCGCGGCGACGTTCTGGTCGTAGGCCTGCCCCCAGTCTGCCTTCAGCGTGGCCACGCCGGCGGAGGCGTCGGCCTCGGCGGACGCGGCGTCGTCCTTGAGCGACGCGGTGAGGTCAGTTGCGAAGCCGGCGTAGATCTGCTGGGCCTGGCTCGGCAGGAGCCCCGCCGCCACGCCGTGCTTGAGGAACAGCTGGGCGATGTCGCTGGTCGGGCCCACGCTCTCGGCCGTGCCTTCAACCGCGGTCAACTTGTAGCCGCTGGCCTCTTCCGGCGCCCCGAGCTTGCGCATGATGGTGAGCTGCGCGGCGGCGTCGCCGGCGGCAGGCATCTCGATCAGACTGGCGGGATCGCGGCCAATGAGCTTCTGCTGGGCTATCGTGCCCCGCGCGAGCGCCTCGAAGCTGTCGTACTTGGCCACGCTCGGGTCCACCCGCACATCCTCAGGCAGCGCATGGTTCCACGGCTGATCTGCGGGCGTGACGGCAGCCGGGGTGACCGCGGCCGGGGTAACCGCCCCCTCCCCGCCTTCGTGAAACACCCTAATCCGAGAACCCTGTATCACCGTCATATTCCACATCCTTCTTCGTGGGGTCTAGGGGAGCTGTGTTGAGCACCTTGTCGATGTAGATCAGGAGCGACCTCTGCCCCTCGTTGGCGGCGCTCTCTTCCGGCGTGTTGCCGAACGTAGACTTGGTGGTGAACCCGAAGTGGTAGATGAGATCCGTCAGGACGATCCGGCCCGCGGGGGAGCCGAACGTATCGTTGTAGGCCTCGTGCAGCTCCGCCGGCGTGATCTCTTCTTTGGTCATGGGATCCGCCCGAGCGGGGGCAGCTCGAGCCACTGGCCGAGCCGGCACCAAGCCCAGTACAAGGCGTCGGGGGTCGAGCGCATCCAGATCCGGGACAACGTCGAGCCAAAGGGGAAGGGGTTGCACCTCATGTGACGCACTCCATTACTGTAGTTTCGAGGATGCGGTCATCAGATCGGCGGCGGCGCCGGCACCTTGCTCGAGGGTCGCCATCTGCTGCGCCTGCTCCTCCTGAGCCTGCCGCCCCTCCCGGATGCGCCGGACGGCGTCGTCGGTCCGCAGCAGCTTCGCCGAGGCGCCGTTGGCCGCGTGCAGGATCTCGGTGAGGATGTCGGTGTCGATCCGGTCAAACAGGTTCTCATTGACCCCGGCCCATGGCGCCAAGCCCTCGAACAGACGCGCGATCGACAGGCCCTCGATCTGGCGCTGGGAGGCTACCAACGGCGAGGCGTAGTCGACCGTGATCTCGCGACCCTCCATGCCGGGCGGCTGCTCAGGGAGGTGGCCACCCCGTTCGAGAACCTTGGTCGAGCGCCGGACGAACGGGTCGTATAACTCAGTCTGGGTGCGCATCAGCATAGGGCTGACCGCCCGATTGCGCTCATCCGCCTCCTGTAGAACCTGGGTGGCCGTCTTGACCTTCTCGTCGATGTCCATGAACAGTGGGACAAAGAAGCCTTTCTCGATGTCCGTCTGGGTCCTCTCGAGCATCGCGTTGCCGACCTCGATCCGACTTGCGCCAGGCGGGATCAACACCTCCGGCTTGACGTGCCCGTCCGAGTAGGAGATGGAGCCAGGGAACAACCGCACCGGCGAGAGCATCATGCCACCAGGGAGCAGGAGCGGGGGATCGACCAACTTCTCCGCCCCCCGGAGGATCGTCTCGAGCATCCGGTTGGCCATACGGATCGCCGGCAACACCGACATGGCCGGGGAGCGGCCGTACATCTCGTTGGAGGTACGGTACCACCGCGGGATCATGTAGGGGAACTCGTGGTAGTGCCCGGCCGAGACGGTCGATCCGTCCCCAGTGTTCACCCAGACCGAGGCGAACGGCGCCCCCAGGTTCCGGATCTGCGAGGGAACGAGTTCCCCGAGGTGGGGCTCGTCCATGGGGAACACAGCGTGGATGTACCGGATCGGTTGACCGTCGTTCTTGGTGAGCGCCTGCTGCACGTTCCGGCCGGCATCCTCGCCCCAGCGCTGGAGCGCCTGCCGAGGGGTGCGCATCATCTGGCGAAAGTTGCTGTCGATGTTCCCGTCGTCGCCCTCGTCGAGCACGCAATCCCCGAGGTGGAAGTTACGGATGCGCAGACCAGGGTCGGGCGCGCCTTCGACGTAGAGCACGGCGGTGCCGACGTTCCCCAAACCCAACAACGTCTCGTGGAGCTGGCCGTAGACCCGCGCGGCGACCATCTTGCGCAAGGCCTCCTTCGCCCCCGCCTCGAGCCATTGCTTCTCCTCGGAGGTTGGCTTATCGGTATCGGCCAAACGGAAAGAGAACCATTGCTGGCTCGGGTTGTTCATCACGGTGTGGAGGAAGCTGGCAAACAGCTCGAGGCTCCTCGGCGCCGTGCTGTCCAGGATACTGCGAGTACGCTCGTGACCGGGGGTTATCGTCTCGGTGAACGTCGCCTCGTCGGGCATCACATACCGGGAAACCTGCTGCCATAGGTTATCCCAATTCGAGCGCTTCGAACGGAGGGACTGCTCCCGATCCATGACCGCCTCGGCAAGCTTGTCCGTCGAAGAGAGATGGGCCATCAGGGGCCCAGGATCGTCTTGAGCGGTTTCTGTAGGCCGCGCCCCGCGCTCTCACCGGCCAGGACACTGTCCCGGCGGCCGGTGCCGACCGCTGCCGCGCGCGAACGTCGCCCCGCTTCCTTGGCCGCCTTGACCTCGGCCACACGATCGCCCTCAGCCGTAGCGGCCTTCGGGATCTCCGGCTTCTCCGGGACGAACGCTCGCTTCACCGACTTCGCGAAGTCCTTGATGGGCTCGTGGAACACTCTCATCAACCGTACACTCCAGCGGCTGGATCGCGGCTCTTACGCCGGCCGTGCCGAGCCCACCAGCGTGTCTTGTCCTGCTCAGTTCGCTGGTCCAACGGCTTGAACATTGGTGACATCGGGTTGTCCTCGGTGTCGTTCCACCCGGCCGTTCGCCCGGCGCCAGGGGACACAAGACTGTCCCCGAAGTGCCTCAGGGTAGGGGCGGTCTTGATCTTAACTGCCATGTACGATGGTTCCGACGAGGACGTGGAGCGACTTCTCCCCAGTATGCACAGCCGCGTCCATCAAGTCAAATGGTTCCGGATCGTCCGCCCACCACTCCTCGAGCAGGACCCGGCGCTCGTCCCACGACACCCCCGATAGATGCGCCAACTGGGGGTAGCCCTTCGGCGTGTTGTTCGCGTACTTCTTGCCGACGATGGCCAGCTCGTGCTCGAACAGGAAGGCGACCGCCTCGGCCTTGGCGTGCGACATCACCACCGTCTGCTCGGGGAAGTAGAAGGCGTGGTAGGCGTGACCGAACTCGTGGATCAGACCGTAGGAGGTGACCGTCTGAGTGAACTCGATCC